TACAGATGTGTCAGTAGCGACAATTGTTAAATATTCAGGTTCTGCCGAAGTAGACGAAGTAGAACCCGAAAGGTCAGCAAGTTCATCTAGTATTAATGATAGTATAGCCATAATTTTCTCCTAATTTGGTATACTATAATATACCACAAAAAGTAAAATAAGTCAAGGCATATTTAAACTAAAAGGGGAGACATCTCTGCCTCCCCTAAATATTCAAACCTCACTAACGTAATTTTTTAAAGAATTACCAGGTGATTTTTACAATACTCTTAGTGTTACCGATACCTGCACCAATAGTTTCGTATGCTCCCCAAGTGATAATATTTCTTTTCTTGTCAACCCAGAATTTCAGGTCATTAAGAATGAAGTATTTACCGATGTATTCCTGAGCTGCGAAGCCGTAAATAGCATCTCCTACGAGGTCGACTTTATTTGTTACAATAAGTTTACGACCAAATAGTGTTGAGTAAGTGAAACCGTTAATGTATGTTTCTGAACCAATAGCGTCACCAACAGAAGTTGCATCATAAAGAAGCAGTTTGTTGAAGGTTTTGCTGTTCATTAAGAGAACATCAGTTTTCAGTTCTACACCATCTAACATATCATAAAGACCTACAAAAGAGCTCTTTTTGATAGATCCGTCAGAATCTAGTGTGGTAGCTAAACTCTGGTTAGCTGAATCAGCTGCGATAGCCGCTTCAAACTTAGCCATCCAAGCTGTATCTTCTTGTTTCTGGATGTCTTTAATAGAGTTTTTCTCAATTACATCTGTCAGTGGCATTTCATAAGCTAGAAGTTCTTCTTCTGTCTTCTGGAAGTCATCTGAGGCAACTGCAAAGAAAGGAATCTCAAAGCGTTCGCCGGCGATATAAGTAGTGTCAGCTTCTCCACGGAAGTTGATGATGGTTGCATTTGAGTCTGGCTCGATGTCTATAATCTTGACCAGGCCTTCATGCTGCACAGAGCGTTGGCAATCTGCTTGTGTTACGTATTCGGGGTTAACGATTTTTCTTGCAAATGATACTTCGCGAATCTTCTGACGAATGAATGCGCTACCAGCCATGGCAACTTTATCCATTCCTTCTTTAGAATCCATTTTTTGCAGGAATAGTTCATTAATAGTATCTGCTTGTAAATCCATAATATTATTATTCTCCTATCTTATTTGCTTGTTGTGAATTCAATACAATTCGTAAAGGTGGTGCCTAATACTGTGACATCTCCCGCTTTTCTCATTACTACTGCCACATCTTTTGTGCCATCTGTAGTTTTTGCAAGGTTTCCGCTGCTATCAACTGACAACAGATCTCCAATTGCTAGTCCAGCATAGTCAGTTACCTGATCTGTGATTGCACGTAGGTAGCCGTCAAAGACGGTTAATTTACCTGTTGCGCCCACATCAGGAGTCCAACCAACTGTTCCATCGCGGTTAGATTCTGTCCAAATTGGGAATGCCAATTTAGTTGCGGCTGCTGGAAGGTCTAGTTCGTCACTAGCGTTCAGGGTTGCCCATGAACCAGTAACTCCACTAGCGACCAGCCCTGCTGTTGCAGTCTTATCGAAACGGTTTGCGCGTTTCAAGTCGCTTAATAGTTTTAACATTTAGGATTCCTCCTCTTTGGTTATCACAGATAATCTTCGGTTAACATGGCTGTCAGTGGGTCCAGGCCGCCATCGCTGGCTCCCTGTGAACTCAATGATCCCCATGCGAACTCGCCGGTTTTCTGTAATTCTACTGCTTTATCTATAATTTTTAGATCTTCTAGATCTTCATCCATATATTCAGCTATCTTGTCTAGGAACTCGACTAGAGATGGTGATGCAGTTTTTTTCAAAATTTGAACCGCCATATCCCTCTTGTCTTGCTCGTCTCTGAATTGCTGAACTTCTGTACTAAGACCACGCAGTTGAGAGGCAGCTGTTTTCATAATATCTTTTTGATCTATGTTCAAGTTCCTCTCCTCACTTTTATTTTTTTATATTGTCTTGTAATCTTGTTAAATCTTGCAAAACAGCAAGTTTAGCAAGGTCATCTAACAACGTGTCTTCGGTTGCTAAGGTTTCCAGCAATTCAGCTGTCTTAGCGATCTCGGTCAAGTCTAAAGAAGACTCTTCCTCTGATTTAGGATCTTGATCGACATCATCTATAAAGTCATTAATATTCATTTATATTCTCCTTAGAGATATGGGCTGACCGAAGCCAGCCCCTATCGTCACCAATTTCCGTATTATCCTTCTTCCTGACTTAGCTCGTCCACGAATCCGCGTGCCATAATACGACCTAACTCGTCATACTCGCCCACTTTTTCCTGTTCAGCTTCTACAGCGAGGTCATTGTCAATTAGCGCTTCAGCTAATTTTTCAACATCGTCACTTGTATAGTCTTTGCCAAATTTATCTTCTAAAAGTTCTTCAGCATATGAGGCATATTTAACGAGGATGTTAATGTTCTCTTGCTGTTCAGCGTTAGCTGCAGCTTCTTTCAGCATGTTTTCATGTACTTCTGTAAGTTTTCCCATTATCCTTCCTCTCCAAAATATTTGCCATAAAGACTGTCTATAATATTAACAGCACTTTGTTTCTCAACTTCCATCCCTGGTACCATGGCACGTTCTTGTTCTTTCGCCATGTCAGATGCTAGAGGTTGGTTCCCTGTTTGCAGGTCAGCTTTAGGTCCAGGTTGTGGTCCGGCTGGCATTGCGATTTCGGGAGCTCCTACCTTATTTGCAGCTACTAGGCTGTTAAGGATAGAGTTTACTTGCATGGATTTTTCTCCATGAGGCTGGGCTGGTTCGCCACGTCCTACTTCAAGAGCTTGGTTGTTTGGAATTGCGCCTGGGTCTGCTGGGTAATTAGCGACTGGTGCAACTGCCATTTTATTTAGCTCATCAAAGAAAGCACGCGCCATAATACGACCTTGGTCGTCAGCTTCAGCTACTTTTGCCAAATCTTCATCGTTTGCCTCAACGGCACCTTCTGGAGCTTCTAGAGTTTCTGGAGTCTCCGTCTCTTGCACATTTGCTGCGGCGATTTTTTCAGTGCCATCTTCCTGCAAACCTGCTTGAAAAGCTTCTTCAGGTGTTTCGTCTTGGGCCAAAGCTTCTAAGACTTGTCCAATGTTAACTTTAGTATTCACTTTGTTGTTCTCCTATTTATAGGTTTATTACATCTTCAAAGAGAGCGTCTAGTTGATCATCTGATAAATTAGATACTGCTCTTCTCAAATTAGACCGATCTAACGATCCTGTTTTAGTTAGTAACTTCGTTACTTTTCCTAGACCCATTCCACCAAGTATTCCTGTAATGAGTGGGTGTTTTCTGGCGATATTTTCAAACTCACCAATTCGTTTGCCTTTACGGACTTTTGCTTCCTGTATGCCAGAGTAAAAATATGCTGATGGTAGTGCTATCATATACCTTGAAATTGGGTTTGGTGCTATCATTCCAGCACTTTTGTCCATACTCTTTTGTCCCCCTAGTGACGCTAGGCTAGTAGCTCCAACTAGGAGCGGTATCATCCAAGGTCTTCTTAATAAGAATGCATCAGACGCGCCTGGTATTTTGGTCTCTGATGCCCATGGAACAAATTTATGTAGGCCATAGTACATGCCACTTAACATTGATGAAGCTAGCATTGGGTTCTTATAAGGGGATAGTTTAGCATCCTCTGATTCTCCAAACATGAATTTCTTCCACCCTGGAGATTCATTCTTAAGAAAAAACTCTTTGTCTTCTTTAGTTTCTACTGGAGCCGCATACTTCTCTAGTATTCTTGCTGTGACTAATTGCTTAGTCATTGACATGTCCTCTATTAAGTGTGCATACTTCCTGATAAACTTATCGCTAATACTTCTATTATTTAAATCTTCTATTTCAAGTGGGGTAGTGTTCTCATCTACATTAATAAGAAGAATATTATTTCTTTCTAATGCTTCAGCATATTTGTCATGGCCACCTGCATAAAGAACTATTCTTTGAAAGTCAATTGGCTTAGGTGTTATAGCCATTGCCGATAAGCTAGAAAATATCTCTCCTAGTGAAGCATCCTTAACCATTGACTTAATTACTTCTTTTGGAATAGTAGGTTGTGATAAGTAAATATTATTATTATCATCTTTTACTATTGTCTGTATCTCTTCAACTGGCACCTCTTTATCAATGGCAGCTTCTTTTAAAGAGGCCATCCTCAGGAAGTCTTCCCCTAGTTTTGCGCTAGGTGTGGCAGCTTCTAAACCAGCCAATTTTTTCATTACTCCTGCCGTAGGGTCAGCCCCTACCATAACGAAACTTATGTCAAAAAACTTTGCTGCTGGATTAATAGCCATTACGCGTCTTCCATCAGAGTATGTCTTATTCATCTCATATTTAAGATGGTCGCAATATTGGGCTAAGGTTTTAGCCTTATTGTGGCAGATACTGCACACGTCCCAGGGAGTCTTCATACCCATTGATACGGCTGGGTACTCTCCTTTTTGAATTCTTGTAAGAAACTTTTCGTCTTTGTTAGCATTAAGCTCACACACTAACTCTACTCTGTGCATCTCTGGATTGTAATGACTAAATAATACTTTGCCGAGAGCTACCTTTGGATCTTTATTTTTATGGTGTTTGTAAACATGCCCTTGATCTTCAAAATGCTTGTGGTACTTTTTGAGAACAGATTCTCCCATGTAGTCGCCATTTCTATTCGGACCATAGTATTCCCCAGCTGAGAGAGCGTTAACAAGTATATACATTTTGTCAAGCTCTGTCTTCATAGATTTGATGTATTCACCCAATTCGGATGACATCTCTGCGGTTTTGGTTAATACACCTGGGTGTATTAATTCCATCTCCACGCCGTTCTTATCTTCTGGAAAAAACTCTAGGCGTTTATACATTTAATCTTTCAGGTTGAATTGTGGTTTCAGTCCCACCATAGTCTCTCCAAGTCGTTGAGATCTCAATGGGTTAGTATCCTTATATGCTTTTTGTGTTTTTACAAGGTCGGCTATTGTCGAGTATGGCGGTCCCCCCGCCCCCTCAAACTTCATAACCTGATATAGGTATGCTCCGCCTGCTAATGGATCACTAGCAATTGCTGGTGCAAACTTTCTTAATGAGTCATAATATTTGCGAACTAATAGTGGGTCTTCCTGTTTTAGTTCTGGACGCGTGTCCATAATATTATTAAAGTCTCTTTCTTTCTCTGGCCCTTCCATAGCATCTTGCATCATGTCGATACCTTTTCCCGCCATATTCATTCCAGCCATGCCTATAGGGACTGCAAACATAGATAGTATTGAAGCCTTTGCTGCGTCAGTCTTCATAAATTTCTTGACCCCTTCAAACATGCCAGCCTCTTTAGTAATAGCTAAATGTTCTTGAAGTTCATTTTTAAAAGCCGCTGCTTTAACTAAAGTGCTTTCAGGCACCTTTCCTGCTTTATAGAGGTCTAAGATTTTTTGCACGTTGGACATAGTCTTTGTTTACCCTTGTATTTGCTTTTGATGACTCATTTCTTCCCCTAGCCTTACCTAAACCATAAACGGCTGGAACTGCGATAACTGCTGCAGCCGCGCCTTTATGTTTCACAGCTAAACTTCCTGTGGCTTTAGCAGTATCGAAGATAATCTTGCCAACAGAACCTGCTACAGATCCTAGGTTTTTTGCTAAGTTCCAAACATTACCTGCGTCTTTCTCAAGTTCTGTTGTGAATTCTTTAAGTATAGCATACTCATCTTTGTATGTTGCTAGTTTATTTAGGGATTGTACTAAGGGATGATTAGAATTTAATACTCCTGCTGGAGCCTCTGATTTCTCAAAGTCAATTCTTGACCCTTCTTTTTTTAGTTTGAATTCATAAACATCAGCTATCATCTCAGTGGATGCGTCTGGTGCTGCGGATAACATGGCCTGTTTGACTATACCAAAGTTACCAGCTTCCAATGCTGCTTGTTTAACAATTTTATATAAAGTTTCAGATTCACGATCAAAGTTAGCATCTATCTCTTCTAATCTAGCATTAACTATTCCGCTAATCTTTTTAAGTCCGTTTGCTAGTGAGATGTCTTCTGCTACCTTTTCTCTACCTAATTCTTTTTCTGTACTTGGTGACTCTAAACTAAACTCTTCATCCAGCTCGATCTCAAAGTCGTTGCCCACCAGTTCTGCCTTCTTCTCTGCTGAGAAGTTAAGCGCTGATGCAACTTTAATGTTGTCTGCTGGAGCAAATTCAATATATTTGTCATCTGCAACATTATTAAGTTTTAGATAAGTTTCTACATTTGCTTGCTCTACTACTCGAGCGATCTGCTCAGAGTTAAGACCATAATGCGTCGCTATCTTAGTAATAGTAGTACTTAAGTCCTTGTTTGAGCCAATGTACTCAGAGGCCGCTGCTTTACCCATATTCTCGAAGTCGTTACCTGTAAACATATTTATAATATATACCCTTTAAGCTACTTTGTCAAGTAAAAAATTTATTTTAATATACCTCTGCTGAAGATAATAAGTGTCTTCGGGCAGTTTCTCCTCCATATATCAGAGCCTGAAAGAAGTCGTCTGGGTCTGAATTGGTATATCTGACCTTACCCCTCTCTTCGTCATAATCAACATTTATGTTCATTATGTCCTCCCCAAACGGTTGGAAGTCTTCCCATCTAGGAAAGATTATTTGTCTATGTTTAATCATCTGGAAGAACTCTGTCATCACCTGCGTACGGTTTAGCGTAAACGCTGGCATCTTAGTATTCCACATTGATCTATCTTTTTGGTTAGCGACATGTTGATATGCGATAACTTTTTCAAACGATAGCCGTTTCCTTATCTCTGCATTAGGGGCCTCCCCCAATCCATAGTCAGCGCCTATTAATAATGATCTCCACTTGCTAAACTGTCGTGGGATGTCATCATGGATGTGGCCATAGTCAGCTTCTGGTCCTAGATACTTCTTAGCATATACTACTTTGAGCTTTGGGCCGTCGTTCTGTAATACTGTCATTACAGTATTGGACCTCTTAGAGTTAGTTGGCCCGTAGTCAATACCCATATAAGTAGGCTTGGACCCAGTAATTGCATCTAACTGTTGTAGCATTGGTCCACCAGTACAACATGCTTTCACTTCATCAAGTGTTACTGGTTTGGCGCCAGAGTCATATTCTAATCCAAGTTTCTCATTAAAGAACACACCTTCAGAGTGCTGTTTGCGGTAATCTGTGATATCTCTTTGCCAATCAACCCATGGGGCACTAGCAAACATTAGAACACTTACTCTAAATCCTTGATGTATGGCGTTAGGATCACCTGTTGTTACCCAAGTACCTTGTCTAGTATCTAGGTCTTTTCCACAGTATCTGCAGATTACCCCATGATCTCCAAGGTTTTCTTGGTCTAATCTGTTCCACCGCTTACAACCCATTGCTGTACATTTAGACATCCACTCATTTTTAGTAGATTCTTGCCATAGCCGAGCTAGTGTAGTAGTACTTGTTTTAGGTGTTCCTGAGAACATATTCCATTTATATAATGATCTTGAGTATGTTTCGTTGGCAACTGGTATGATGTCTGGTAGTAAATCCTGACAATTTCCACAAACTACCGCAGTTTTTTCAATTTTATCCCTTACGACCAACGTTGAATTTGGTACAGTTACACAATAAACATTCCCTTCATATGATATATCTTTTACCCTATTAGCTGAGTTCCAGAATACTTGATAATTAAGTTTTTGTGGTCTAACTCTGTACATAACTGTCCCACTCCGCTCTGTTATTTTTCTAATAGTAGCTTTTTTATTTAAATGCATCCAAGCTATTTGTGTAGTATTTGCTAATTGCTCAGAGGCGGTATTCAGATCTCCCCAAATTTCACCGTGGTGCCTCATTGCATCCCCTTTATATAAAGAGTCTAATAAATCTATTAAATAGTTCGTATTTTTTAATAGATGCTTTGGGATATATTTATCATGAGATCCTTTAAATTTGGCAACATAATCATGTAGATTTCTATTATGAATACCAAAAACTATAACTTTATTTTCTTTATTTATATTTTCAGTATAGTTTTTTCCTACTAGATTTGTTAGACATTCTCGAATTTCTTTTGCATTGTCTCCCTCTTGTTGTGAAATAAAGACACCATTAGAGTCTTTAGCATAATGCCCCTCAGATAAATACCAACCCATAAATTGCATAAAAGCTTTTATGTCATAGGTTTCCTCTTTAATAGCTTTTGGTGAGTTTTGGTATTTATCTCCGTGTACATTATTGATAGCTACATATTCAGGTAGTACTATGTATTTTTTGTTATGCCCCTCGTAGTTCAGAGAGGATAGCATTTTAAAGTTTTTGGACTTCACTTCTTCAGCAGTTCTTAGATTCCAGCCTTTTATTTTTGGATTTTTATAATATCCTGTATTTAGTTGCTGTGATATAAGCATATTATGTCCTGGAGTGACTTTTAGCTTGAAACTTCTGTGGGAAAATTCTAACAGGTTACCACTAAATGGTTTAATTATCAGCCTTTCTGGTTCTTGATACTCTAAATTTTGGTCTTTGTTGGAGGAAGCATATTTATAGTTTTTATAATTGCCCTCGGTAAGTGAGTCAAATGGAACCCATCCGCTGTCAGTTAGTACCTCTGTATCTTTACTATAACACTCATCATAGAAAACTGCATCTGCTGATATACCACGCAACCTATCTGCACTCTGGAGCGCGTATCTTAAATACATCTTAGAGTGATTCTTAAGTTGTTTTGTAAATACGTTCTGGTTTAGAGCACTTGACATCAGATGCTTCTTTATATATGGGCTCTGATCCATAGTCGTTGTTACACGATCATTTGAGAAAATTTTAGTTTGATCCACTGTTGGTGAGATGTAAAGCGTTTTGAAGTTGGGATACATGACACTATTAGCTAACATTATATTAGCTAGTGTCGTACTGTTATGTGTAACTAAGCCGTCTATTAAAAAAGTATTATTAGGAGACTCCATCTCAATAGAAGTAGTGGGCTGCGACTCTTTTTTTTCTATAGAAATTATCCTGTCATAAATAATATCTGTGCCTAAAATCTCTATGGAGTTTTTTTTTGAGGCGCCTACTAAATCCCCAACTTTTAAGTCTTCAGCTTTTGTCCAGCGTGAATCTAATGTCCAAAAAGGATGTTCACCTGTCACAGGGGCTTCTCGCCCAGTTTTCGTTTTTATAAAAAATACGGTTTGTAACCCATTATCTTCTACACTTTTTACTTTATTTAATACTACTTTCTGGGTCTCTTCGTCAAAAGACAGTATCCTGTCTTCAGGAATTAAGGACCCAAGTGTTTTCACCGTACCATCATAAGTAGTTATTTCTTTTGAACTTAGCCCACACTTGCTCACCTGTCGTGAAGTATTAAGGACTATACTCGGATGCATACTATCATAGATAGGACGCATAAACTTATAATCATCAAGTGAGAGCGGTACACTGTTAAGGTAAAACATGCCCTCTACTAGTATGGATCTAGTTAGATTGCTTTCCGCCACTCTGATGTTTCCTATTTACTTTCTTGCGTCTACGCTCTACTGCAGGTTTCTCATAGAATTCGTTCTTTCTAACATCCTGTAGAATGCCAGCTCTTTTAACTTTGCTTCTAAATCTACCCAACATCCGTTCGATTGATTCATCTGGAAACTGCTTTTCAACTGTTACGTGTGCGATGCTCATTTTTTATTTTGGTTTAATATACTCTCTATGTATTTATAGAGAATGTTTTGTTGCGACTCTCTTGGTGTTCCCCACCCTGTAGAGTAGGCTGTTTTACGGCCTTTTTCTAAACGGTCATGTAATAACTGTTTATTGTGATTATATTTTAATGTTGTCGCCTTTAGCTTTGAGTATCTTATCTCGTCTCTGAATTCTTCTTGTGGGTCCCTAATCTTTTCATACGCCTTTGGAGGAACTGCCCAAGCGTCGCGCAAGAGATCATAGACAGCATACTCAGAATTACCTTCGTATGATGCTTCAGAATAGTCTTGTACATGGTAATTAACTGGGTGAGTTGTCCCAGGCAGCATCCTTTCATTATATTTTCTTACGTGTTCTTTGTGGTCATTTCTATTTAGATTTTGTTTTAATACTAAATTAATATCTATATCAGATGTATCACCATATTGTCTACCCGCCATAGACCCTAATAAATAAACACCAACTACCATTCCTGGAGTTAGTATCTTGTTTATATCATCAAAGATATACTTCCTAACTGCAGGGAGCATACTTTCTTCTGCTGTGAATAGCGCAGGATTTAGGTGCCTCGAGGGCTGGTCGAACATTGACATTTATTTATATAGAGTTAGAAACTCGTCTCTAAAGGCAGCCTGTTTTAAAATCTTTTCTTTTTTACCACCGAATACGCGACCTACAACTTTGGCTCCTAAATATGCGGCTCCTATGATTGCTCCGACCTTTCCGGCTTTAGCAATTTTTGGGTTTTTAATTTTTAGTGTATCTTTAACTACTCTCAAGGAACCTTTAATGCCTACTCCATGTTCGGCAGCATTGACTGCCGCAACTCCTTTATTAAGAGCTGCTAGACCAGCACCTGCGCCTATGGCGTTACCTACTACTCCAGCTACTGGACGTTTTCTCCGCTCTTCTACTTTTACTTTGGCCATTGGCATGGCATCTTTTATCATGTATTTCATGTATTTCATTAGTTTAAATCCTCTAGATTTACTATACTTGGTATTTCTTTCCCAGCAGCGTTCTCGATATATGCCAGTGAATCTGGTATATCTTCCTCTTCATCTTCTACTTTAGTTTTCTTAGGAGGTTTACTACTGGAAGCTGCATCCTTTGCAAATAATCCTGCAAACATGTTTTTAAGGTCGCCCTGCATATCAGTGTCTTCATTGAGGTCTTTTTCAACCTTCTCTAGACGTTCTTGCACCTTGAGCATAAGCATTCCCCACTTATGTGCTTGGTCTGGGCTTCGTGTACTTTGTTCTTTGAAATTGTAATAACTATCTACAGTCATATCTCGTAGCATTGCGTCAAATGATTTGTTTGGTGCCACGCCTAACTTCCACATTAAATAGTCCTTCTCTTCATTGAGAGCCATGCTATAATATGCTTTTAGGTTTTGATCTCTAACAGTATTAGTATAATTGTCTTTCTCGTATCTTGTCCAGTCTCCAGTTTCAAAGAAGTATTTAAGAAACTGATCAAGATCAGCACTGCTATACTCTATATCATATTTACCATTGACTATTAATTCGAGATCTTCTGGAGTTACCCCACTCATTGCGAGTGACGTAATCGTTCGGTACATACTTGGGTCATTTAATACTTTAAATGCTCCCTCAATACCGTCTGTTGACTCGGCCACTTGTTTATTAAAGCGGTGTCCAAACATAGCTTCAACATTTAAATCTTGAAGCCAGCCTAAATCAACTGCCTCTTTGCCTGCAAAGTAATCCTCTTGACCGAGTTTAAGTCCCTCGCGCAATGCGTTGACTTCTTTAGATGGAGGAGCCTGCAGACTATTCTTTTGGAGTTCTTGGAGAATCTCCTGATTGGATAGCTTGCCAGCTACCAGTGCTACTATAAATTTGTGGTGTGGGAATTTCATTACTGTTTTAGTCGTTCCATTATATTAGTTCTTTTGAAGTATGCTAATGCTGCGTCATCATTAAGTTTATGGTTACCTTCGGCCATACGCCTGAGGGTATCCTTAGTCTTATTGCTAACAGCCTTTGATTCATCTACCTTCCCAAGTACTTTATATAGGAACGCTTTTCTGTCCTGTCCTTTTAGTACCTTCTCTAGCTTCCCTAGCGATATTGCTGTCTTCTCAAAATATTTCATTAGTATGGCCCTTTTTACTATAATATAGGGTTTTTGTGCCAATATGTCAAGCTTTTTATGGTATAAGAATAGTAATGGAGAATATGTAACTTATGTATAAGGAGATAAAGCATGTTTGAAAATCGCTATTATGGCGCAACAATCGAAATGTCAGCACCTATCTTGAACCCCAAGTTCGTGGACAACCTGCTGATGCGTACTAACAAGGTTCAAGTTCGCTACGATTTTGCAGTCATTAAAGAGATCCATCCTAAGATGGACCCTCTGAATTACCACGAGTCAATCCTCAAGCGCGCCCTCAACGGCGACATCAAGGAAGCTCAGTGCCTCACTATTACTGGTGATTTTAATGTTCTTGCTAAGCTATTTGGCTTGGCTAACATTGCCAAAGTAATGGAAGCACAGGAGATCAAGGCTAAGGCAGCTGAAGAAGATACAGCAGCTAACCCTGGTTACACTGCACGTGCCACTGAGGCCGTGAAGAATATCTTTACGCGTTCAGCGAAAGATGCAGCTGAAGAGTCTACCGACTCTAAAGAGGAATCTACCGATTCCGCCGAGACCCCTCCCAAAACAGAGGATGGTCCGACAGCAGGTGCTGAGGCATAGCACTCTAAGGGCAGGATATATATCTGCCCTAAAGAATTGATTAAAAGAAAGCCCCGAATTTCTCCGAGGCTTAATGTTGATGTTTTTTACCTTATTTTTTTACCTATTGTCTAGTCTCATGCTTTACGTATGGTTTACGCTTCCATTCAAAATGCTTTCTGGTGAATCCATCTGGGTCGTTGATCCCTGCAAAGACTAACATATTGTGATATAAGTTAGAGTTGGTTTCAAAACCACACAGCACTTCCTGTGTATCTTCTGATATTACTATTGGTATTGGCGCGTTATATAATGTTTTAAAAGTGTAGTCACCTTTCTGTTGGAGGTCTTTGGTAACCCCTATCAACTTACTTCGTGAGTAATCTTTGTCTGTGTTGTGAAACTTGACGCGAATTCTTGCTGACTTTAAAAGGCCAACTGCCTCTTGGCATGTTTTATCATATGGGCGTCCGTAAATGTCTATACGCATTTTTTTATTTGGTTTTTGCGCCTTTGCGCAGATTTTCTGTTGCAGTGATTACCTGCAAATTATCTTCGTGATGTAAACCACCTTTGGATAAAGGTATAATATGGTCTACATGGTA